GGGGCTGACGTTCGTCATGAACCCCGCCACCGCGAAGGCCATCCAGCTGATGACCAACGCACTTGGGCAGACCGAGTTCCCCAACATCACCACCACGGGCGGCACGCTGCTCGGCGATCCGGTGGTCACGGGGGACAACGTCAACGCATCGCACCTGATCCTGTGCAAGCCGAGCGACATCTGGCGCATCGGCAGCATGGGTATCGAAGTGTCGCTGTCGCGCGATGCGACGATCGAGATGGCGACGGACCCGGCTGCGGCATCGGATACCCCGGTTGCTCAGGCGAACTACCCCGTCTCGATGTTCCAGACGGCATCGGTTGCGCTGCGGGTCATCATCCCGATGAACTTCGCGAAGCGCCGCACGCATGCGGTCCAGTACATCAACGAGGCGAACTACGGTAACACCGTCTCCAGCGACTGATTCCGCCTGGTGGGCCGCGGGCGAGCGCGGCCCTTTTTCTTGCAGAGGTGCCCATGAACCTGATCGCGTCCAGACCGTTTCCATTCCGCGGTTCGCGGCTCAATGCGGGGCAAGAATTCACCGCCAACCGCCGGGACTCCCGGGTGTTGGTTGCCATCGGCTACGCCACGGCGCGAGTCGAACCCGAACCGGACCCCGAACCGGACCCCGAACCGGAACCTGTGCAACGGCGCACGTATCGGCGCCGTGACATGCGCGCGGAACAGATCGAGAGCGTGTGATGCGATTGCTCGGATTCGAGATCACCCGCCGCAAACCGCCCGTGGTCACGAAGGCGCTGGCGCAATCCGTTCAGGACCGCGGTTGGTGGTCCATGATTTACGATGCATGGCCTGGCGGCTGGCAGGCGAACGCGTCCGATGCAATCTACTCGCAGGACACCGTATTGGCCTATCACGCGGTCTATGCCTGCATCACGCTGATCGCCAACGACATCGGGAAGCTCCGGCACAAGCTCGTCGAGCAAGACCCGAAAACGCGGATCTGGAGCGAGACGACGAATTCGGCCTTCTCGCCCGTGCTGCGCCGCCCAAACAACTACCAGAACCACATCCAATTCAAGGAGTGGTGGATCACCTCCAAGTTGGTCAACGGCAACGCCTACGCGCTGAAGCAGCGCGACGGCCGCGGCGTGGTGACGGCGCTGTACCTGCTCGACCCGCTGCGCGTGAAGCCGTTGGTCACGCCGACGGCGGAGGTTTACTACGAACTGAAGTCCGACAATATGGCGGGGCTGGAAGCTGAGAATGTTGTCGTGCCGGCGTCTGAAATCATCCACGACCGGATGAATTGCCTGTTCCATCCGTTACTCGGGGTGGGGCCGATCTTCGCCTGCGGTGCTGCCGCGAGTCAGGGGCTGCGGATCATCGAGGATCAGAACAGCTTCTTTGCGAACCACGCGCACCCGGGAGGCATGCTGTTGGCGCCGGGTGCGATTTCACAAGATACCGCAGAGCGGCTCAAAACCTACTGGAACGAGAACTTCGCCGGGGACAACGCCGGCAAGATCGCGGCGCTCGGTGACGGCCTGAAGTACGAGCCGATGCGCATGACGGCGGCCGATGCGCAGCTGATCGACCAGCTGAAATGGACGGCGGAAATCGTATGCAGCGCCTTCCACGTACCGCCGTTCAAGATCGGGCTCGGAATCATGCCGACGTACCAGAATGCTGAGGTGCTGAACCAGATCTACTACGCGGATTGCTTGCAGTCCTTGATCGAGCAGTTTGAGGCGTGCATGGACGAAGGGATCGGACTGGATACGCCGACTGCTGGCAGGCAGATGGGCGTCGAACTCGATCTTTCCGGGCTGCTGCGCATGGACCAAGCCACGCAGATCAAGACTCTCACCGAGGGAGTCAAGGGCGGGCTGTGGACCCCGAACGAGGCGCGCAGCCAGGTTGATGCTGCGCCGTTGGCCGGCGGCGATACGGTGTACCTGCAGCAGCAGTATTACTCGCTCAAGGCGCTGGCCGAACGTGATGCGAACGCGCCGTTCGCCAAGCCGCCGCCTCCTGCCGTTCCTGCTCCGGACAAGAGTGCCGAGCCTGAAACCGATGATGAGGACGACGTGCAGCGATACGCCGCCGATCTGATTGCCTACGTCCTGCAACCTGCGAGCGCCACGCCATGAGCACGACAAAAGACGCCACCGTGATCGCCCGCGAGATCCAGGACATGGCCCAGGCGATGGCCGACTCCATGAACAGCGTGGCCGAGACCGTGAAGGCCGCGGTGACGGTCACGCACGCGCAGGCCCGCGGCGAGGCCGGGCAGATCGTGCAGCTCGCCGCGCCGCAGCCGGTCATCCAGCTGCCGCCGGCGAACATCGACGTGCAGGTCAACGTCCCCGAGCAGCTGCCGCCGGTCATCAACCTGCCGCCGGCCGAGGTCACGGTCAACTCGCCGGTATCGGTGAACGTGCCGCCCTCCGTGCCGCAGGCCTACGAGGTGCAGGTCACCTCGCGCGACGCCCAGGGCATGATCAAGTCGTTCCTGATCATCCCCGTCATGGTGGAGGGCTGAGCATGGCTGTCACCTACGCAGCAGGCGTGAAAACGGCGCGCATGCAGGCCGTTGCGGACAAGATCGACGCGGCAGCGACTGCGGGCAAACTTAAGCTCGGCACGACCGGCATGGGCACGGTGATTGCCACCATCACGCTCACGGACCCGTGCGGCACCGTGTCGGGCTCCACGCTCACGCTGGATCTCGACCCCGACATCGAGGTGGCGGCATCGGCTGCCGGTGATCTGGCGGCTGCGGTGATCACGGACGGGGACGATAACACCGTGATCTCCGGCCTGACCGTTGGAACCTCGGGCACCGACATCGTGGTGGACAGCGTGACGGTGGCGTCTGGCCAGCTTGTCCGCGTCACGACCGGCACCATCACCCATGCTTGATCTGCGGCACCAGACGGCAGCGCAGTTTGCCGCTCGTCTGCGTGCGCGTTTCCGCTCGGCATCGAGGTTGGAGGCCGCGCGTATTGCCACCTGGGTCATGGACCGCATCGACGCGGGTGACATCACGGACGCGCAGATGCGTGCAGCGTTCAGCTTGACAACCGCGCAGTGGACCGCGCTTAAAACCCGGCTCACGACCATGCGGACGGCATACCGGGCCATTGAGGCCGCGAGGGGCGAATGATTGTCGAAATCGACTCGATCCACGGCTCGGAGCATCGCATGGTGTTCTATCGGGTGACGGATGACACCGGAGCTGTTCACCAGTACGGGCCGGTGATCTCGTCTGATCCTGCGTTTGATGCCGAGGCGCACAAGTCCGTGGTTGCGGAGAAGATGGCCGAGATGCTGGCAGCGGCTGAGTTCGACGCGCTGGTGGGTAACTGATGGCCATCTACACAATCTGGTCAGGCGGCGACGGCACGCAGACGAACACCACGCAGAGCGCGACCACGCTGGACTGGAGCAAGTCCGACACGAGCGTTGCCAACCTGATCGCCTATGACGCCAATGCGTTCACCACGTCGGGCAACGTGATCTATTTCGCGGATGACCACAGCGACCCGAACAAAGCCGCGAACTGGACTCTCACCGGCCCGACCAGCGGCCTGCCCGTCATTCTGATCTCTGCGGACAGGACGCAATCGACGCCCACCTACAAAGCCGGGACGGGGGCGCAGCTTTCGTCGCTGGGCGGGGCGTACTCGATGACGCTGGATGGGTGCTTTGGCCTCTACGGTGTGCGAGCGGTTGGTGGCGGCGGCATAACATTGGATGCCGACGCAGACGAGCAGATAAAAGCCGAGTCCTGCACGTTTGTCATTGCTACGAATTCGGGCATATCCGCTGGAACAACCTCATCCACAAGCATCGGCAAAGTACAATTAGATAACTGCGTTATAGACTTGTCGGCGGACGCTCCTTCGGCAAGAAGTACGAACGTAATCAATCACCAGTTGTCCCGCTGCGTGATTCGCAGCCTGTCATTTGTCAATGCTGGTTATCGCACAGGCGGCGTATTTGGTGCTAACACCAACTGCAACGCATTAGATGCCAGCGGGCTTGACCTGTCAGGGTTCACGAACGCCACGCTGTGCGAGGTGATGGGGGCGACGGCTGGGGCTGGCACGATTGAGTTAAGCAACATCAAGACTGCCAGCACATGGGCACTAAGCACCGTCGCCCCACAGTCATCGTGCCGACTGATGGCAACGAACATCGGCCCCGATGACGCGCCAACGGCGTTGTATCTGGTCGGGTTTACGGGATCGTGCATCAGCACCTCCAGCATCTACCGCTCCGGTGGAGCCCAGATCGGCACCACGCCCACGGCCTGGCTGATCACGACCACGGCATCGTGCGGGGAGAGCGCGCCGTTCTACACCCCGTGGATTTACGGCCGGGTGAACAGCACGGGATCGCGCACGTTCGACTGCTACATCACGAACGATACCGGGGATTTGACCGACGCCGAGGCGTGGCTGGAGGTCGAGTTCCTGTCGGAGAGCGGAGAGGCCATCTGGGATCTCGCCTCCGATCAGCGCGTCATCACGGCCACGGCAGTCGCGCAGACGGATGACACGACCAGCACATGGACGGGCACGGGGCCTGCGTTCACCTACAAGCAAAAGCTTTCCGTCACCGCCACGGTCAACCAGGCAGGCCAGTACCGCGCTCGGGTGGCGATTGGCAAAGCGAGCGTGGCGGGCAGTAGCTACCTCTACGTCGATCCCCTGGTGGCCGTTTCGTGACGACCCGCTATGACCTGATCCCAGGCATAGGGCTGGTCGAGCAGCAGCACACTGGCGAGCTGCTCCCCGGCGCCGTCCTCCAGCAGACGAAGGCCGTCGAGGGTGCGCTCGCAGCCACGGAAGCCGGCAGCGACACCGCGGCTATCACGGGCAAGCTCGTGCTGTCGGCCGCGCTGGCTGCCACTGAGTCCGGCAGCGACACCGCGGCCATCACCGTCGAGCTGGAGGGCGTCACGCCCGAGCCCGAGGTGCCTGCCGCCGGCGGCGTTGCGCTCCGTGACCCGGAGATAACACCCGTCGAGGCCCGTCCCTGGGTCTTCGACGACCGCGACCTTCTCGAAACCGTTCCGATCATCATGGGGATCATCAATGCGGCCCGACGTTAAGGTGATCGGCGATGCGATCCGCGCCGCCGTAGACGCTGCGGTGTCCGCGCGCCTGGCAGACCTCGAGCAGCAAGTCCAGAAGGGCCTCGCCGAGATCCAGGGCGTCGAGCAGCGCATGATCCAGATCGTGCTCGACAAGACCGGCCGCTGGGACGCGGTGGAGTCCATGCTGGAGTCCGTCACCGAGCAGCTGCAGGGCATGGCCGCGCAGCACGCCGAGGCGATCGCCGAGATCGGCCGCGCGGTGGCCGCGATTCCCGCCGGCAGGGACGGTGTGGACGGTCGGGACGGGATCGACGGCAAGGACGGGCAGGACGGCCGCGACGCACTGGAGCTCGACATCCTCGATCCGATCGACCCGCAGCGCTCCTACCCGCGCGGCACGGTGGCTGTGTACCAGGGCGGGCTCATCAAGGCCGAGCGGCGCACCGGCCCCATCACGGGCTCGCTCGCGGCGGCCGGCTGGCGCGTGATCCTGCGCGGCGTGGCGGGCACCGAGGTCGAGCCGTCGGATGATCTGCGCACGCTGTCGATCCGCGTGACGCACACCGACGGCGAGGTGGTCGAGCGCACGCTCCGGTCGCCGTCGCTGCTCTACCGCGGCGTATTCCGCGAGGGCGACCAGTACGACGGCGGCGATGCCGTGACGTACGGCGGTAGCCTCTGGGTGGCTTTGCGTGCAACGACCACCAAGCCCGGCGACGGCTCGCCTGACTGGCGACTCGCGGTCAAAAAGGGCCGTGACGGGAGGGATGCCAAGTGATGCTCGTCAGTCTGCAGACGGCCAGTGATTACGTTCGTCGGGACGGGGATGATGACGACGATTTGCTTACGGCGCTGATCGAGGCTGCGAGCGCGGCGGTGGTGAACTATCTGGGCGCGCAGGCCGAAACCGTGTTGGGGTATGACTCCGATGGCGAGCCGGTGCTCGAATCGTCCGATGGCGTTGTGGCTGACGTGCCTGCCGCAGTACGCATGGCCACGCTGTACCTCACCGCATGGATGTATCGCAACCGCGACCAGAACGCGGATGAGGCGTTTCGGCCCGGCTATCTGCCGGCGCCCGTGACCGCCATGCTGTATCCGTTGCGTGATCCGGTGATCGTATGACGCTCGCGGCGGGGCGGCTGAACAAGCGCGTCACACTGCAGTCGCCCGTGCTGGATCAGGACACCGCCACAGGGGCGCTGGCTACGGTGTGGGCGGAGCAAGCGGTCGTATGGGCCGCGATCGAGCCGATTTCTGTGCGTGACTTCATCGCAGCGGACGAACGCCAGTCCCGCGTGACGGCGCGGATCGTCATTCGACATCGGAGCGACGTAGACGCCAGCTGGCGCGTCACGCATGGCAGCAAGGTCTATCAGATCGTCGGCGTGCTGGCCGATCAGGATTCGGGCCGTGAGTTCATCACGTTTGCCGTCGGCGAAGGCGTCAATCCGGGCGGCGGCTGAGTTCGCGGGCCTGTGGCGCGGGCAGACCGTCGTATGTCTCGCGAGCGGCCCGTCGCTCACGCCAGGCGATGTGGCAACGGTGCAGATGTCCGGGCATGTGGTCATTGCAGTCAATTGCACGTTCCGCGTTGCGCCGTGGGCGGCGGTGCTGTACGCGATGGATCGCGGGTTCTGGCAGCACTATCTGCCGGAGATCGAACGCACGTTCTCTGGTGCGCGTGTGGGTATGCACCTGATGCCGGCCCGTTACCGTTTGGCTACGATGAAGGGCGTGTCTGGGTTTCGTCCGTACAACAACTCTGGCGCCGGCGCGATCAGTCTGGCGCAGTACGGTGGTGCGTCGCGCGTCTTGATGCTCGGCTACGACCTACAGCATACGGGCGGGCGGGCGCATCATCATGCGGACCATCCTAGACCACTCGGCAACGCGCGTCAGACATCCGTGGACAGGTGGTTGGTGCGCTTCAGTGAGTTGCGCACGCGGCTGGATGCCGCAGGGGTGGAGTACGTCAACTGTTCTCGCGCCACCGCACTGGACTGGCCGCGTATGACGATCGAGGAGGCGTTGCGTGCGCGAGGCTGAGGAACGCGCGAAGTATCAGCAGATGATGATGCGCTTGCCGACGGATAGCGTGCGTGGGCGAATCCGCGAGTGGATCGAGGGTCACGCGGCCCTGCTTGGCGATGACGTGCTCGAGATTGGCACGCGTCGGCATGCGGCATCTGCGTGGTGGTGTGAAAACCGCGATTTGGCGCAGGGCGAGTGGACCGGCATTGACATGCAGGCGGGTGCAGGGGTGGATCGGGTTGCCGACATCCACGCCCTGCCGCAGGAGTGGGGCGGCCGGTTTTCTGGCGTGGTGTGCTCCGAGGTTTTGGAGCATGTGCGCCGGCCGTGGGTGGCGTTGCCGGAGGTTCGCAGGGTGATGCAGCCTGGCGGGTGGTTGATCGTCACCACGCTGACGGCGTTTCCGATCCACGGCTTCCCGGACGATTTTTGGCGGTTCACTGGGTCGGGGTTGGTGGGGCTGTTGACGGACGCTGGCTTCTCCGAGATTGCCACGGCGGCGGCCGGCGGGGTGGATTTCCACCTGAACGATCACGGCGAGGCGGGGTTTGTGCATCGTCGGTGCCCGGTGCACGTTTTTGCGGTCGCGCGGGCATGATGCAGTTAATCACCCCGACGGGTGACAGGCCGCGTGCGTGGGCGCTGTGCGAGCGCTGGATGGCTCGGCAGACGTATGCCGGGCCGGTTGTGTGGCACGTGGTTGATGATGGCGTGCTGCCGCTCTCCGCAGCCTTCACGCGGGACGGGTGGGACGTGCGGGTGCATCGGTTGGCGCCGATGCCGGAGAACACGCAGGCGCGCAACATGATGCACCTTTTGCGGCTGGTGACGCCTCAGCATCCTGTGGTGGTGATCGAGGACGACGACTGGTACGCGCCGGACTGGCTAGACACGTGTGCGCGGGAGATCCGGTCGGCCGAGTGCGTGGGCGAGGCGCCGGCGAGGTACTACAACGTGGCTAGGCGGGTTGCGCGGCAGTTGCAGAACGGCGCGCACGCGAGCTTGTGCGCGACGGCGGTGCGTGGTCATGCGGTCGAGACGCTGAGGCGGGCCTGCGAGGGCAGGCGCACGTTCATCGATTTGGAGCTGTGGCGGCGGCATCACTCGCGGCGGGTGTTTGGTGGTCGTCGCGTGGTGGGGATCAAGGGATTGCCGGGCCGGGGAGGCATTGGCATGGGACACGATGCGCGGTTTGCTGGCAAGCCAGACCCTGACGGGGCGGTGTTGCGTTCATGGGTTGGCGCTGATGCGGAGGTGTACCTGTGAGCGTGGTAACGGTTACGGCGCGCAGGGAATACCGGCTGCGCTGCCGGGAGGGGATGACGGATGGCCGGTGATCTGGTGCGCATTGAGGGCCTCGACAGCGTCATGAAAACGCTGCGCGAACT